TCCAGGTCGACGAGTCGGGGATAGTCTCGAAATACGAGTTGGCCTCGGCCAGCGTGACGTAGCTGTTGGCCGATGCAGAACTCAAAGTGGCGTTAATTGATGCAGGCACAATACGTCACAGCCTCCGTCTTATCAGTGTAGCGGCAATAAAAAAGCCCCACCCGAAGGTGAGGCCGTTAAAGATTTGACCGAAGGTCAGATCGTGCTGGTATCCAGCGGGCTGTTGACGGTGAGCTGAACCAGGGGGATCAGGTCGATGTCGTAGGTGGCGGTCCAGTTACCAGCGGTAGAGAGGCCACCGTTGGTCGGGTTGTCGCCGGCATCGCCCCACTTGGTGCCCATCACGTGGTAGGCGCCGTGGTAGTCGACCGAGAGCACGTCCTGCTTGGACAGGATGTTGCGGTCGGCTTCGATGCGGAGGTCCTGCTGCACACCCTCCATGATGGTGCCCGACTTTGTCAGGTAGCAGAAGAACTCGCGCTGGTGGCCAGCGGTGCCAGGGGCAACGGTGTTCACCAGGGGGTCGATGATGACGCGGCAACCGGCGAACTCGCCGATTTCACGGGCACCAACGCCCACACCGCCGCCACCCCAGACAACGCTGCCGGCTGCTGCCAGAGCGGAAGTCGAGAAGGTCAACAGGCCCACCTGATACAGGTAGAAGCCGACCGAGGGGTGGACGACCAAGATGTCGAGTTCGCTACCACGCTCACCCAGAAGGGCGCGAGCGCGAGACACAGCAGCACCGGTCAGGAAGTTGGCTTCGGCACCACCAGAGGCAGCGGCGACGCCCAGATCCAGTGCGTTGGCGGACAGCGCGGTACCGAACAGACCGGCCAGTTGGCTGAACAGACGCTGGCTGTTCAGTTTGTTGATGGCGTCGGCAAGCTGGTTGCGGATGTGAAGCATGGGGTCTTCACCAGCCGCGAGCATTGCAACGTCGTCCACTGCATACGCAAAACCGCGATGGCAGATGGTGGCGATCTGGGTGGCGGTGCCGATCTTCTGAGGGGTCAGGTAGCCGGCGTTGCTGGTGCCCCAGGTGGCCGTGCCGTTCATGATCTCCTCGGTGGGAGATACGGGGTTGAACTCGGGCACTTGGATGCGGGTGCCGCCTTCGCGGGCATCCAGCAGAGGAGTACGCACCACGGCGCCGCTCTTCAGGAAGAGGGAACGCTCTTTGATGGCCTCAGACACATAGGTGCTGAGGTTATTGCGCTTGACGATGTCCGCAAGAAGAACACCGCCGGAATAGTTCTGGAAAGGAGCAGCCATTGGGCCTCCGAAAGGTCAGGGGGTTTGCGTCCCAGTCACAGACTTGGGTGGTGGTGCCTCACTGAGGCTTAAAGACCGGCTTCCCTCTTCAGCACTGCTGCGAGTTCAGGGTCTTGGGCGGACAGCATCATCTGCTGCGTTAAGTTAATACTACCTTCCTTCCAAGGATTATTCATACCTGGAGCGACAGTAGAAGTTGGGTTGGGCTTGGCGCCCATGCCAGCGGCAGAACTTGGCTTGAAGTGATGTTCAAAGCCGGAGCCGGGATTTTTCAGGTTGTTTAGATATGCCTGAAGGTCTTGTTCCACGCCGCCGTTGAGGACGACGACGCTGCCGGTTTCGTTTTTGCGGAGGTTACCTTGGAGCAACATCAGCATTTGCTCGGCGTTGATTGCGCCAGCCTGACTGATGGCGGCCATGGCCGCTGTTCGCATCGTGGCGGCTTCGTTTGAGTTGCGAAGGTCCTCAAGTTGGCGGTTCAGATCGGCGATTTGCTGATCTTTTTCTTGCGCCGTTTTGTTGGCCTCTTCCCACAGATCTTTCCACTGGCCTTGGTCTTGGAGGACTTTTTTGCGTTGGTCGTCCTGCTTTTTGTAGACCTCGTCTAGCTTGGCCTTGATGCCTTGGAAACGTTCCTCGGCTTCAGCGGATTGGGCTTTCAAGGCTTGGATCTGGGACTCGTACTCAGCCTTGATGCCGGTGACATCAGGGGTGGGTTGAGCGGTGTCGGCTCCAGCCACGGGCTGGGGTGGAGTCGCCACAGGCGTCTCCTGGATGACTTGCTCTTCCATGCGTTAGAACTCGGGGATTTCAGGGGTTTCGGTGACAAACACAGGCTCGCTGGTGGCCTTTTTGCCAGCCTTGCGGGCGGGTTTTTCGGGGGCGGGTTCTGCTTTTGCAGCCCGCGCAGCTTCATCCATTTCGACCATTTCCCAGTGGAAACTGCCGTCTGGTTGCTGCACGTAATCCAGGCTTTTCACCAGCGGACTGTAGAAAGTGCGCTTCTAGTCTAGAACAAAAGAAGATTAGGTAATCGTTGCGCCAACGTCGTCGACACCTGCGGGAGAGAGATTTACCCATGCGCTTCCTGTGTAACCCTCGAAGCAGCCGGCGGTTGTGTTGAAACGGATCATGCCGGTGGCTGGAATGCCAGGGCGTTGGGCGGTGGTGCCAGTTGGAGCTTGGATGTATTGGTTGGTGGTGTAAAAGGTGCTGTTGAGGGAGACAACACCACTAGATACGGAGATTCCAGTGCCGGCCGTTACGGTGGCGTTACTGCCGGCGGGGCCTTGGGGGCCGGTATCTCCTGTAGGGCCTTGAATACCTTGAGGGCCTTGATCGCCTGTATCGCCTTTATCTCCTTTGTCGCCTTTAGGACCAGTAGCGCCGGTTGGACCTGTGGCGCCAGTTGGACCTTGATCACCTTGGGGACCGGGATCGCCTTGAGGACCTTGGGCGCCGGTTGCACCAGTGGGGCCGGCTGGACCTGTGGGACCGGTGGCGCCGGTTAAACCTTGAGGACCGGTATCGCCTTGAGGACCGATAGCACCAGCTGGACCGGTTTCGCCTTGGGGGCCGGCAGGACCGGTTAGGCCGATGGGACCCTGGTCGCCTTGTGGACCTTGTGGGCCTTGGGAACCGGTCGCTCCGGTGGGGCCGGCGGGGCCAGTTTCACCTTGAGGACCGATTGCTCCTGTTGATCCAGCTGGACCTGCAGGACCGGCGGGACCAATCGCGCCAGTGGGACCGGTAGGACCAGTGGGACCTGTTGGGCCGGCGAGGCCTGCAGGTCCTTGTGGACCGGCAGGACCGGCAGTTCCATCGCCGAGGTTGCCGCCGATTGTGAGTTGAGTCGTACGGATACGACCCTGCATGTCCTTGGTGCCGAGTGCAACGGGTTCGGCAGGCCAACCACTGCTGGATTTGGGGCCGTATAGCTGTTTGGTGCGGCGGTCGATGTACCAGTCGCCGCTGTTGCCTGTGTCGCCGGGGGGACCGTCGCCAGATAGCAACGTGGTGAGGTTTTTGAGTTTTTTGCTAAGTTTGACGAGTGCGGTGACTTGGGCCAGCGTCAGGTAATCCTGTTTGGTGGCCATTGCGTCAACCCATCATTGCTTGAATCAGTCTCTCTACCTGATCGGTAGAAAGTCCTTCGCGTTCTTCCTCTGTGGCTTCCTCTTCGGCGGATTCAGGGGCTTCGGAAAACTCGTCCTCGCCGTTAAGCATTGACATTCCAGACGAGAGGATTTCGCCTTGGCGGAGGATGTCGCGGAACTCTTCGCGGTCGATGACTTGTTGCGCGAACAAGGCCGTCAGAGCCGTAATGTCTTGGCCGATGAGGCGATCGATGTCGAAGTCGCGGCTGACGTAGACCTTGGGGGGTTCCAGTTGGAGGTAGGCGGCGGCGAGGTTGAAGGCGCCTTGGAGGGTTTGCTGGAGATCTAGGGAGACCATGGACAGCATGGAGTTGGTGTCGACGCGATCAAGGCGGCGGGCATCGGCAGATTCGGCGACAAATTTTTGCTGGCTCAGAGTGCTGATGCCGAGCGTCGCCATCTGCATCTGGAGTTCTTTGATTTCGGAGGATTGGGCCTCGAAAGCACTTGATGCAGGCTCCACGTAATAAGCCTTGTTGCCGGGCTGCATCGCCAACGCATAATTAACGCTGATAGCAAGGTCCTTGGTCTGGTCGTCCCAGCCTTCGAGGACGAGCATGGGTTGGCTGGCGACATGGAGGCTATGAATGAGGTCGGCTTGGCGCTGGAAGTGGGCCAGGTTTAGGTAGGCAATGTCCAGCAGAGGCGGTTTGCTTACCAGGGTGTCGACTTTGTTGGAATACAGGGTGACTAGGGGGATTTCGCCGAGGCTGTACGAGCCAGATTCGATCAGTTCGTAGTCGCCGCCGGTGGGGCCGGTGATGTTGAAGGAGTTGGGGTACGGCATTTGTCCGTACATGTCCTTGCGGCTTTCCTGCTGGCGGTAGATCTCGTAGCGGCCGGGCTCGATGACGCGGACTTGGTCGTACACCTTTTCGCCGAAGCGGCCGTCGGGGACGATGGCTTTTTCGGCAATGCGAATCTGGATCAGCTTGCCGTAGTTGACCTCGCGGTCCAAACGCCAACCGTAGACGTTTTGGGGTTCGACCTCGATCCAGTAGGGGCGGCGGTTAAGGGCGCGTTCCTCGGCGAGGCTGCGGGCTCCGGTTGGGGCGGGGAAATCGACCAGCGTGTGGCAGTGGCCGTAGGTCAGCGCGCAGATCAGGAGGCGGCGGGCGTACTCATCAAGGTCGGAGCCACAGCCGTCGACGTCCTTGGCGAAAATTTCGCTCCAGTAGGGGTCGCCTTCGAGGACGATCGGTTTGCGGAGGACCAGACCGGCGGCGGCACGCACCAGACGTTGGGTGAAGGGAGAGAAGACGGCGCGGTTGACGCGGGCCAGGTAGGCCGTGTAGTCCTCGCGGGGTTCTAGGGGGAGGAAGGTTTCGCTGTTTTCGCGCAGGTATTCGGTGCCGAGGGTGACGGCTTTCATGATTTCCCAGCCGCGCATCATGTCCAGCACGGCGCGGGTCCGCGAGAACGGTGAGTCAGTCGGACCCTCGAAGGTCGAGCTGACGAGATGGGTGCGGATTTGGCCTGGGACTGCGTAGGTCATTGAGTTACCATTTCACCTTGTCGGCCCAGTAGGCGGCAGACATCTTGCCTTTCTTTATGTTAGATGAGTGGCGGGCTTTGAAGGATGCGCGTCGTGCTCGCTCTGCTTCTGATTCTCCTTTTCGTGCTGGCGAGCCAGATACACCCTGCTGACCGAATCGAATAAGTTTCACTGTGTCGCCCTCTTTTGCGAGAACGGCATGTGATTTTTCTGGGTGATTTGGAGTGCGTTTAGGTTTGTTGTAGCCGGTGAATTTTTCGCCGCGATACTCAATCATCGTCTTCCTCCTCGTCGACTTCGTCGCTTACGTCGACGAGAACTTCAGTTCCAGTGAAGATGTTGCCCATGAAGCCGGCGAAAAGGGCGGGGTCGCTGGGGGTTTTGAAGTTGAAGGTGACTTCGGTGCGACCCGTTTCGGCGTCTACTTCGATGTAGGTTGGGTAGCCTTGGAGGGTGTGGATAGACATCAGCTGTCTGAAAGCGCTCCAAGGGTTACGGAGATCGTAGGGCCGGCTTGGGTGATCGTCACGACCTCAAGGCGGTAGCTGCGGACTGGTTTGTCTTGGATGAAATAAAGATATGTACCGTCGGCACTAATGCGTTGGGCTCCAGCGTGTTTGGTGCTGGCGGTGATTTTGCCGAAGTCGCTGTTGAGGCTGCCGTAAAAATCGACATCGATATGCCCGGAAACGAAGTTGGTAACTTTGACCTGAAAACAGGTATGACCGGCGGTGACGTCAGTAAAATCCAGAAAGCCAACGGTGGTGCGGCTTTGGGCCGGATAGATCGTTAGTTCGCCGTCGTAGACGGTGCCAGTTCCAGTGGCCATGGTGGGTTATTTCTTGGGTTTTTTGGGTTTTTTGGCCGTTTTAGCGGCGGCTTTGAAGGCAGCAGCGGTTGGGGCGCCCTTCGTGCCAGGCTTACGCATCTTTTCGCCGCTGCCGGCCTCGATGCGTTCGCGTTTGCGGCGAATGTTTTCGTAGAGGCCGGGTTTTTTGGTTGCCATGGCTATTTCTTGACCTTTTTGGTGGTTTTGGGGCGGGATTTGCCGGCTTCAGACAACGCAATGGCGATTGCTTGCTTGCGGTTGACTACTTTTTTGCCCGAGCTGGACTTCAGCGTGCCAGTGCCGTATTCGCGCATCACCTTTTCGACCTTTTTCTGGGCTTTGGTAGGTTTTTTCGCCATTTGCGAATAGCGGATAGACCCAGTCTACGGGGACTCAGTACAGGCGGTAGTTCGTGGTGCCCAGTTTGGCGTAGTTGACTAGGTTGAACTGTTGGAGGCAGAGGTAGCCGAAGGCGTCGAAGGCGTGGTCGACGCCGAGATTTTTGTTGGGGAGGCCAGTGTTGGGGGTGTAGGTCAAGGTGCGGAGGGATTTTATGAGTTCCTTGCAGCGGGGGTGGATGATGGTGCGGCGCGTTCCAGTGGCATCGAGGAGGGCGGTGTTGACGCAGGTGATTTTGTCGCGGATTTTCCAGGGGGATTTGGGGCTGGAGACTGTGAAGCCGCTGCGGCGGAGGATGTTGTGGTCTGTTAGTCCCACGCCGCTGGTTTTGCGGGCGCCGCCGGTGGGGTCCGGGCAGGCGATGATGCGGCGATCCACGCCGAAGCGGCGGGTTACTTCTTCGGCGAAGTCCCAGGTGGTGGCGCCACCCGTCAGCATGATTTCGTCGAAAACGTAGAGGGTGTCGTCCTTTTTGACCGCGCAGATGCCTGACATTGGGTCGACGTTGAAGTCCACCCCCAAAAGGAGTGGAAGGATTGAAATATCGGTTGATTCGGGGCTGATGTTGGCGTCGCCAAAGGAGACGGCGACAAGGCCGCTTAGATTCTCGAAGCTGGCCTCGAACTCTTGGCGGAAGGTGCGGGCGTCGAGTTGGGCGCGGGCGGCTTCAATCTCCTCGGGCGGGACGTTGTCGCCCTCGATCGTGGTGAATTGCCAGCGGTTCCAGTCGGAATCACCTTCTTCGCAGTAACACCAGAGGTCGTAGAACCAGCTGGCGGTGCCGTCTGGGGTGGAGATGAACAAGGCCCAGCCTTGTTTGTCGGCGAGGGCGGGGCGGATTACCTCGAACCAGACCTCGGGGTCCATGAAGGCGGCTTCGTCGAGCACCACGCCAGCGAGGCTTCGGCCGCGTAGGGCCATCGCGTTTTCGGTGCCCTTAAGTTCGATCGTGCTGCCGTTGACCAGTTCGATCTTTAGGTCGGTCTCGTTCTTGCTCTTGATCCAGGCTTTTGGGACCAGCTTTTTCATTACCTTCCAGGCAATGTCTTTCGCCATCCGGTATGTAGGGGCTGCGTAGAAGAATGTTTCGCCCGGCCGCTCGATTGCCCCACGCAGCAATTCGATACACGACAGGTAGCTTTTTCCGAAGCGGCGGCCGGCAACCAGCACTCTGAAGCGTTTGCGGCTGCGAAATACTTCGCCTTGGGCATATCTCAGCGATAGCGCACCAGCCTCTTGGGGCATTTGTAGTAGACGGGTACCTTCTAGGGTATTACAGAATTTGCAACACTCCCCCCTAGGGGCTGTGTAACAGTAGAAAGAATTGCGAATGTATCAGTAGGTTCCCTTAGCGGCGGTACCCGGCCACAGAAACGCGAACCTCCCCCCGGCTGGCTAGGGAGAGGCTGGCATGAGAACGATTATCATTCCCGGATGGTGGCGCCAATGGCTAGGCCACCGGCCAGGCAGGCAACGGCGAGGGGAAGGTTGGCGGTACAGGTTGCGAGCGCGAGCAGCGCTAGCGCGGTGGTGGTGCGGATCATGAGGCAGCCAGGGCGACGCGGACTCTGTGGCGGGTGATTCGAAGCCGGGCGGCGATCGCCCGCTGACTCAGACCGGCAGCGTGCCAGCGCCTGATGCGCTGTTGGCGGGATTCAGTCGCCCATAGGGTGACGCCAATCAGCACTAACAGCGGGAACAGTAGGAACAGGAACAGGGATTGCATGGGTCAGTGGCGGGGCGGCATTGGGCCAGCCGTTCCCCCTTGCTCTGTATTCTTGCACATCTGGCAGCCAGGGCAAGGTTTGTTACACATTAACGTTGCTTATGGCTGCCTGCGGTCCTCGACCGTGATCTGCAGCTGTGGCGCTGCTGCTGCCTGCTGCTCAATGCCGGACTCATTCAACACGCGGCCAACACTGTCCATCAACTGAGCAGCGGTCTGCAGCTGACCCTTTCGCAGCGCCGCGTTGATGGCACGAAAGCGCATCCCCTGGAGTCGTGACAGCAAAGCCTCTCGATCCTTCTCCCAATCCTCCGCGTTCCACTTTGTAACAACTCGCCAGTCCATCCAAGCGGTCTTTTCGCTGATGCTTTCGCGTGCCGCGTGATCGAGCACCAACTGCCGAGTCGTCAGACCGTCAAGTTGACGCCGATAAAGCCGGCGCTGACGCTCTTCGATCACCGCGTCAGGATTGCGCCTGCCATAGGGACGCTGCTGCTTTACATTTTCCGGCTGATCTTCCGGTGCGTCGTTGATAGCTTCCGGCTGCTCGATCACTGCTAAGCTCTCCTGCTTTGGTTCAATCTTAGGCTGTCAGGTTGCAAGCGAGCGAAGCGAGCGCCGCAACGCGAGCAAACAAAAGCCCGACACAATGGCCGGGCCGTAAGGTCTGCCGGTGCTGGGGTCACCGATAGCAGGAAATAAGCGACCGGGCCATAGCCTTGGCGATGCAGACCCCCATACCTTGAGAGTAAAAAGCGCCAGCGGCCATCACTTTGTCATGGTTAACCCGAGGGTACAACTTACGCGCAGCATCATCCCACCGGGCCAGAGGGATGTCGTTGAAGTGTTCATCGGTGCTGTGCAGTAGTTCTTCCGGGCCGAACATCCCGGCCAGAGCCGACCGGTAGGAAGGGTCGGCGAACTGTAAGAAGAACGCCTCATGTAGTTCGGCACTATGGGCCAGATACTGCTGGCGGGTAATGGTTGCCATGGGTTGAGTCCTAAGGGTTGGGCTTCTGTGCAAGGGTAAGGCCGGAACCGGCCAGTCGTCAAGTGTGCCAGGGTTTGCGGTTGGCATCGGCCACAATCTGCTGCCACGCTGGCAAGGTCTGCCGCCGGTAGTCTTGCTGCAGCAGTGTGAACTGCTGGCCAGTGCGCTCTAGGTGCCGGACCCAATGAAGCAGCGCGGCAGATACCTTGGCAGCCGTGCCAGTGCAGAAGTTTTGAGAGCCCCATTGGCTGACTGACTCGTGCCAGGTCAGCACGGTTAATTGCGCGACCTTGGCAGACTTGCGCTGATAGATCAGCTTGCGCGGTGGAAAAGTACGGTTTGCCATGGATGGTGGCTTAAATACCCTCACACTATACAGACCACGCAACCCAGCCAAAGCCCAGTCGTTGACAATCCTTAACAGTTCCCGCGCCAAGGCTTGCGCGTGCTGCTACTGTGCAAGGGTTCAACCTACCAGCCCGACCCACGGGCAGGATCGAACCTATGGCCACACCGAACCACGCTGTGCAAGTAACGCTTGCGCCTGAGCATTGGCTCAGGATCGAGCGCGCGCTATGGGCGGCAGAGTCTCAGATGCACCGAACCGGCAACACTTCCGAAGGTTGGCGATACCACCACACCCGCGAACTGATCCAGCACGTCACAAAAGGTTGGGAGGCCTGACCCATGGCCGAATGGCAAACACAGCGCGAAGTCCGAGACAAGCGCCAGCAGGCCCGCGACGATCTGCGCCGGCTTCGGATCGAATGGGCGGACAAGTACTGGCTCGCTCAGAATCACCCGGTCGCCGATTCGGTGCTGGCCTGGCTGGCCGAGAATCGTTCCGAAGCGTCAAAGATCGGCGCCAGCCGCTGGAACCTTGAAACGCTCCCGGCACTGATCAATCGGCAGCATCAACTGCGAACTGCCGACGAGTTCCAGCGGATTCTCGACCGCTGCGCGATTTCCACAGATTCCACAGTTTCCCCAGAATCGCTCGAAATGCGCGCACCATCCAAACGCCAACGCCGCCGCGATGCTGGCAAAGCCCGCAAACGTTCCAACGCAACCACCTCTTAACAATGAACCGCGAAACCTATAGGCTCCAATTCAAAACGCCTGGCCAACCCTGGCGCAACTTTGACACCGAACCACTGGCCACCGAATCCGAAGCATGGGCAAAGCTGGCCGCATGGGAGCGATACGCCCCACGCGAAAGGTGGCGTTGGGTGCGAAGCTGAACCGCTCTAGGCTCCAAGCTCACCGCTTGGGGCCTTTCTACTGTCTGCGGTTGCGTCTCATGCGTCTCACACTGAGACCGTCTCGATGCGTCCCATCCGGCTCAGCATCGCCCGCTAGCCCGTACAGGACCCACAGCCCCAAGGCCGCAGCCCCCACTACTAGCAGCGTCCCAGTCACAACCATGGAGGCTAGTACAAACGAACTACAAAAGTGTCAGAAACTCGCGAGCCATGAATGGCGTTCCAGCGCAGTATGAATGGCGTTCGACGAGGCTGCATGAATGGGTTCTATGCGAGGGCTTCAGCCCGAGCGAAGTACCGCTGAACACGCTCCAGGTATGCGTCTTCTGCGTACACCAGCTCATCCTGCGTTAATGAATGGGTTTGGGGTGGTCCGCAACGGCGTGCCAGCACAACGATGCCGCCGGCTGGTCGGATGCTGGTGAGGTGCTGGAGTCCCAGGCTGTACGCTCCAAGCTGGTGGATGTATGAATGGCCGGGATCCAGTTCTTTGCGGTTGACCGTGGTCTTCCAGTCGGCCACGATGATGCCTGAATGGCCCTTGAGGCATACCAGGCCGTCAC